ACGGTTATATAATCATCAGGATAGGCTGTTTTATGGTCGTATAAAACTCTTTTAACTGCCATTTAAGAACTCCTTAATGCGCCAAGGACACTATCGTTTAAGCCGCCCAAAAGCTGATCGGCGTCCCAGCCGTTATTGATAGAGCCATAATTATTTGTTGTAACGCTTATTATGCTGCTGCCACCGCCACCAAGTGCGCTGCTTATGCCGCCGGACATAAAGCCGCCGGAGCCAAGATTGGCACTGCCGGTATTCAGACCGCCCATGGCGCTGTCAAGGCCACCGTTCATAAAACTGTCAGAGCCAAGACTGCCGTAATTACTGCTGAAAATATCAGCACCGATGCCGGCAGCTTTGCCGGCTACTGCGGCTGCAAGACCTTCGCCGCGGGCGATAGATCCGGGAACGGCGGCCTCTGCCAAAGCTGCGGCTGGCTCCCAGGCGGCGGCACTGGCAGTTGCTATACTTTTTGTTTCAGCAAAGGCAAGTTTATTTGCCATTTTGGAAAATGTAGCGGCCAGCTGACGGCCGACGACCCACTGAATAAACATATTGAGGATTTGTTTGCCAAGATTTTTAAGCACGTCTCCGAGCTTAGCACCTTCGGTTATTACGCTGGCAAGACCCGAAGCAAGTCCGTCTTTTAACGTCTGCGCTGCTTCCAGACCAAACGACAGCAGGCTTTCCTGGCTTTCCAGCTGCCAGTCATAGTATGCCTGGCGCAATTCCTGTTCTTCAAGCATCTGCTGCTGCCGGGCAAGGTTCTGTTCCAGTTCCATTTCCTGCTCAGCAGTCAGGCGGCCCTGAAAAGCTGCTAAAATTGCTGCCTGGTTGTTTTCTGCCAGTGTCTGCATTTCGTTATTAAATTCCTGCATTGCATTTTTACGCTGCAGAAGGCTGTCTGCAAAAATTTCTTTGGCTTTGGTTTCAGTTTCCTGCATCAGCGCCAGCCTTTGTGCTTCAGTTTCGGCAAGCAGCGCGGCAGCTTTGGTATTACCTTCGGTTTCAGCTTTTATCCTGGCATCACGCACTGCATTATAAGAATCGGTGACTTTCTGGACCTGTTCAGCTGCGTTATCAAACATGGTCGTAATTTTTCCGGTGATACTGTCCCAGGTAGATCGGAAAGATTCCGCTTTTTGCAGGGCTTTATCAAACAGATCAAGGTATGCTTTGGCTTCCTGGGCAGAGGTGTCGCGAGTCTGTTTTCCTCTGCCGCTGCTGCCGGATGCTGTATCGGCGCTGTAGTTGCCAAGATTGCTAAAATCTGGTTGCGTTTTAGCTGCCGACTCAGCACTTTTGGCCGTGGCGGCCGCTGATTCTTCGATTTTGCGCCAGTCTGCTACGGTTTCAGGCGCTCCAGTTGCCGCTTTGATATAATCTTCGTAACCGCTGACGCCTTCGGCATCAAACACACCCTGCAGTAGATCCTGCCGTTCCTGGCCGCCGAGTTCATATTGCTGCGCTTTGTCATAGGCTGCTGTGGCCAGAGCGGCTACACCGGTTGCAGCAATACCGATCGGCGTTGACAGCATGGCGATCCTTAAATTCCTAAAGGCAACGATAGCTTTACTGATTGCCGGCAGTAATGTTGTTACAACTGCTATATCAATAGCAACAAAAGCAGCGGCGACGACCTCGGTCGGCACGCTCTGGATGATGGCGCTGCGCAGGCCGGAATTATCGACACGTTTTCTGAAATCGTCAAAAAAGTCCATAGCCGACGCCAGGCGTTTATGCAGATCAAAGGTTTTTACAATATCGTTACCAACGGCAATAGACGTGCGGCTAATGGAGTCCATAAGGTTCGACCACATGCCGTCGATCGTTTTAGATTGAGCTTCCATCATACCGCCGAATTTGTTATTCATGCCGGCGACTATCGCATTCAGTCCCTGTGCGGCACTGATCTGGCTTTGCTCGGCTTTTTTCATTGCTTCCGGGATAGTTATGCCAAGACTGTCGGAAATAAATTTCCACGCAGGGATACCGGCTTCTGCCAGTTGCCGGATTTCTTCTGCCGAAACTTTACCTTTGGCGGCCATTTGACCCATCGCAAGAGTGATCCTGTCAATACCATCGGCTTGCAGACCAAGCCCGGAAGCTGCATCACCGACCGCAGTCATGACCGGGATGATCTGTTCAGCAGCAAAACCCATGGCAAGAAGACGCCTGGAACCATTGGTTACAGATTCCAGATCGAATGGAGTGGCCTGGGCAAAATCCTGCAGCTCGTTTAGCATAGTTTTTGCTTTGTCAGCACTGCCAAGCATTGTTGTAAATGCAATTTCCAGCTGCTCCATTTTGCCGGCTGCTTTAACGGAGCTCACGCCTACTGCTGCTGCTCCTGCTGCAAGCGCGGCAAAGGCAAGACTCGCGGCTGTTTTTATGCCGTCCAGAGATGCTTTGGTCCGGTCATTTTTCTTTGCAGCATCACTGGCAGCGTCGGCAGCTTTTTTCTGGGCTGCAGCCAGATTTTGGGTGGCGGCCGCAGCTTTAACCGCCGCTGCTTCTGCTCTGCTTTTTGCTGCAGCAGCATTATGTAGTGCAGTTTCAAGCCGCGCGGCCTGCTGGGCTGCCCTTGCTGCCGCAGCGTCAAAGCTGCGGCTTTCTCCATTTATCTGGACCTCTATTTTTTCTGCCATGGTTCCTCCTTATCCGAAAATACGTTTATACTGCTGCCAGTCTTCTTCTGTGAACTCACTGCGTCCGCGTTTCTTCTTGAACCGGCCATCTGTAAACAGATCCTCAACTTTTATAATGCGGGCATGTTTGCGGCGGTGATTGTTCAGATAATGGACGGTGACAAGATTGGCCAGATCAAGCTGCCGGGTTTGCCGCATGAGTTTTTCCCCGTCCCAGAGGGCAAAAAGCTCATATGGCGTCAAGGCTGCAATCTGCTCAGCCGTAAACCGCAGTGTATAGCCCGTCCAAAGGCAACGGTCCAGCCAGTGCGTGATGCGGGTTACTTTTTTTCGTTTTCACCTTCGGCGGAGTTATCCGCTTCCTCTGAAAGAATATCGGCAAACGGGCTTCTCGCCGCATCGCCAAACACCAGGCCGGAAAGGCCGATAGCGGCTGTAATAAGGCTCTGGATTTCAAACATGGACGTTTCACGCAAAAGTGCCTGGACGCCATCTTTTACCTGATCGCGTGTCAGTTTCGGCAGCTGCCATTTTAGTCCGGCGTGTAGTCCTGAGATTATATCTTTCATGGACCATACCGGTTTTGTGGCTGTGACAGTGATACTCCTGTCGTCTGTGGTTGCTTCCAGCATTTCCAGGGCGTTTATTGTGAATTTCAGCTGATGTTCGCGGCCAAAGATGTTGATGTCTACAGTACGTCTTGCTTTGCTTTCCATTTATATTGCCTCCTTTAAATAAAAAGCAGCGGGAGCGATCCCCGCTGCTGCGTTTATGCGCTTTCGCGCGGATCAGCCATATCCTCTATGACTGTCGGCTCGCCTTTGCCTGTAAGTGTAAGGGAGAGAATAGATGCATCGTCATATGCTGCAGATTCACTCATCTCTGTAATCGAATACCAGTTCCGGGTGCTGCGTCCGCCATCTACCCAGCGCAGGATATCGACAGCCTCGTTGTTTTCATAAGCTTCGTAAAGCTGTCCGATCGTGGGATCGCTCGGTTTGATAATGAGTTCCATAGCGATTTCTGTCGTTTTCATGCCGGGCTCGCTGTCGCCGTAGCCGTTAGAATTTTTATCAGATGTGTCGATCGCATCGGCGCTATTATTAAAATCTGCAGTCCGCTGGCCGCCGATGAGCGACCATACCGGATCGGCATAGGTCGCGCCCTCGCCGTAATCTAAAAAAACAAGTACCTCGCGGCCCATAAGTTTTTTATCTACTGTCGGGCGTATTGGTCGTTGTGCTGCCATTTTTA